ACCCTCGCTGCCAAGATTGACTTGAGATTGAAGGCGCATCAATCTGTAAGTCATTCTTGTTTTCATTATTTGAAAGCGCTTCAATCCACAAGTCAATATTTTGAAGGCCACTGCGTGGATAGATCATCAACGCCCGGGCCCTGCGCCACAAATCATTGGCGCGATTCTCCTCTCTGCGGTGGCTCCTATCAAGAGGAAGGGGCAGGCCGGTCCCCGGCGCCCTTCCTGGACCTGCCCTATGGCGTCACCCCATCGAAAATTCGTGGATATAAAAATGGCCCATCGAAAATTCATGGGCATAAAAACACCCCATGGGAAATTCGTGAGCATAAAACGCCCCCACTGAAAATTCAAAATGATCCCATGAGCCATGTGGACTGACGAAGACCGTAAGCAACAACAGTCATTATTGTGGGCCGCGAAACATCAAAATGATCAATCTGCCATAGAGGAGATTATCAGGCAATCTGAAGGGTTGATTGCTTCAGTGATTCGGCCCTACGCATTCACAAAACAGATGTGGGCCGCCCTGATGCATGTAGGACGCATCGGAGTCTTCAAAGCCATCAAAGAATACGATGTGCGACGCGGAGCCTTCTCGACCTTTGCGTGGCAAAAGATAAGAGGGGAGATCAGCCAGTACTTCAGGATCAGGGGCATCAATATGAGAATGAACAGGCGTCACGTGAACATGGCGGACTATTGGGAGGCTCAGGGGGTAGAAGAGGGGTTCAGTCATATTGAGATGGAAGACTTGCGGCAGTCAATTGAAAAGTACCTAACACCACGACAGGTGAAGATTCTGAGGCTTCTTTTCCAAGGCACTCCTCGCAAAGAGATTGCAGAAGCAATAGGACTGAAACGTGGGAGTAATACAGTGTATTGGGAGATCAATAAGATTGCAAGGATGGCAAGGCGTATTTTGAACGATGAGGATCTAGAGAATGAGTAAGGATAATATTTGAAAGAAAGCCACTAGAGGAGTAGCGCCCAATGATGAAACTCGCGTTGCCTGAGCGGTTCACTATCATTCGCCAGGCGGCCAACATCCTTCTTTCAGGGCGCGTCGAGCCAAATTCAATCTTGGGGTTGGTTTTGGGCCCGAGTGGAAATCCGCCACGGAGGCGAGGCAAAGATCTACTCCAAGCATACAACGAAAGCCCGTGGCTCCGCGCAGCCGTCCACAAGGTCGCCTTTGCGTGTGCTTCGGTTCCCTCAGCATTGTATACGGGTCCAGAAAATAAGCCTACGCATCTGAAGGACCAAGCGACACACCCATTGATACGCATGATCAACGGCGGCATTCCAGGCGTACTCACCGGCTTGAGCATTCGGATGTTGACTCACGTGTACCTCGATGTGTTAGGTGAAGCATTTTGGGTACTCGACCGGACAAATGGTCTAGGCACACCGAGCATGGCGTGGCCAGTCCCACCTTATTGGATCATCGACACGCCAAGGCTCGACTATCCAGGATACAAACTTCAGATCCCAGGGGGCCAAGCCATTGATGTGCCTATGAAAGAAGTGGTCTGGTTCAAAGAGCCCGATCCAGTCCATCCGTACCTGCGTGGATCATCGACAGCGAATGCCTTGGCTGATGAAATTCAGACAGATGAGAACGCTGCCAAATTCATCAATCGGTTCTTCTATAACAATGCGAGGCCATCTTTGATCATATCGGCAGATGGCTTAAGCCCAGAGGGAACAAAGCGCATTGAAGAAGAGTGGAACCGGAGGAATCAAGGACTTTGGAATTCATTTCGCGCCTACTTCCTCAATCGCAAGGTTGACGTGCAGGTTCTCGATCAAAATCTCCAGCACCTGCAGTTCGCTGAGTTAAGACAGTCTGAGCGAAACACAATCATCCAAGTCTACGGTGTCCCGCCTGAGATTTTGGGCATTGTCGAGGACAGCAATCGAGCGACCATCGAAGCCGCCGACTATATGATGGCGAAGTGGGTTATCGTGCCTCGGTTGGCGATGTTTGACGCTCACGTGATGCTCTTTCTCATTCCTCTATATGATGAAGCGCTGATCTATAAACATGATGATCCTGTGCCTGAGAATAAGGAGTTTGCATCTAGGATAGCCCTCGATGCGAATTCGGGGGCAATCACAACGGTCGATGAGCGGCGCAAGATGCTAGGGCTTGATCCTCTACCGAATGGACAAGGACAGATCTTCCTGGTCCCGTTGAACTATATCGCTGTGAGTTCCCCGGCTGAGGCGACTTTCCCCGAGGTGTTCCCAGACCTGCCTCCTGAAGAGGCACAAGAGCCAAAGGCCGAAGGGGCGCCTCCCCTGCCTCAGCCGGGGAAGACGATTATGAAGCAGGTCGATGTTACACACGTCATTTTTGAATTAGAGGGCGCATTGAGGCGCATGATGGGGAGGGTGCGTCCAGTATATCGTTTGACGATGAAGGAGATTGCGACGACGGCCTTGAAAGAACTTGGCATTGATGATCCATTCAATCTTTCAAGTGCCAATGTTCTACGCTTCCTTAACAAGCAGGCCGCATCAAAGATTGAGGGAGCATTGAGAGTAACGAGGCGAGAACTGAGAGCGACCCTTGTTGATGGACTTGAGGCGCGAGAAAATCTTGCCCAATTGGCCCAGAGGGTGAGCGAGGTTTTTGAGGACGCGAAAGGCGCCAGGGCATGGGCAATTGCTCGTACAGAGACAGGGCGGGCCGCGAACTTCGCGAATGTGGAGGCATATGAACAGAGCCACGTAGTTGAAGGAAAATTGTGGCTTGCGACAATGGATGCTAAGACGCGAGAAACTCATCGCGAAGCCAATGGGCAGACTGTTGCTTTGGAAGAGAAATTCACTGTCGGCGATGAGGAATTGGACTATCCTCTTGACCCGACAGCTGATCCTAGCGAAACAATCAATTGTAGGTGCACAACAACGGCTGTCTTGAGAGAGGGGAAGGTACTCTGTGTGACTGATGAGCAAAAGTTCGCCGCATGGAAGCGCTTTGATGTGACGGTTCGGTTGCACTCACGTCGATTCCGTACCGAATATGTTCGAGGAATCCAAGACCTGCAGAATGAAGTTATGGACCGCTTGAACGCGATGGAGGAGGAGGAATAGACATGAAGAAGTATGTCCCAATTTTTCAACAGTATGGCGTTGGGGAAGAAGCCCTCGTCAAATTCTTCAAGGATCAGGGCCCTCCAAAGGTAGGCGTGAAACGGTTTGTGCCTATCCTCTTCAATGTGGAGAAGAAGGCCGACAACGATAATGTCCACCGGTTCATTATCAGTACCCCTGATGAGGACCGTGACAGCGACATCCTTGTACCAGATGGCGCGAACCTTACCAACTATATGAAGAACCCTGTAGTCCTATGGGCGCACGACTATTGGGGGCTGCCTATTGGCAGGTCGTTGGCTGTGAAGTCTTCTGCGAAGGCCTTGAAAGCGGACGTAGAGTACGCGCCAACTGACTTCGCCCAGCAGGTACGCTTTCTCGTCTCAGAAGGATTCCTCAAGGGATCTTCAGTAGGATTCAATCCTATTGCGTGGGAGGTTCGGCAGGATCAGGCGCGAGTGGATCGATGGGGATATGCTTACCCAGGGTACAAATATACTGAGTGGGAACTTCTCGAATGGTCTATTGTGGCTGTGCCGTGCAATCCTTTTGCTCTACTTGAAGACGCAAAGACTAAGGGATTGCGCGTCGATGTAATTGAGAAGATGATGAAAGCAAATACACCAAAGACAGGATTGACTGTACCCGCCCATCTTGCCAAACAGGAAGAAGAAGAAGAGGAAGAGGAGGAAGAAGAAGAGGAAAAGGAAGAGGAAGAAGAAGAGGAAGAAGAAGAGGAAGAGAAAGACAAGCCGATCATGGGAGAAGACGGGAAATGCCGCGATAGGGATGGAAATGTGGTTCCGTGCCCTGAGTCTGAGGAGAAAGAAGAAGAGGAAGAGGAAGAAGAGGAAGAGGAGGAAGAAAAGAAAGCCACCAAGAAGCCGCCCCTCAGGAAGATAGGCGCAGTTTTGAACGCCACGAACAAGGCGCGAATCACACAGGCACGCGACCTGCTTCAGGCAGTTCTAGACGATGCCGAGAAGCCAGAGGTTGCCCCTGACGACGAGACTGGGCGTCCTGAGCCTGAAGTGACGCGGCGAGTTAAAATGAACGAAAGTCCTGCCCTGATGGATAAGAATAGTAGTAGGTTGAAGCAGATTGTCCGTGCCCGAATGGAGAGGCAACCGATCAGCACCAGCAAACTCCTCGCCGACCGCGAAGGTCTGGTGAATTTGATCCGCGATACCCTGCGGGCTGAGGTTGACCGACTGAAGGGCAAGGCAAGGTCTGACTAGGGAAAAGGGAGGAAACGACAATGTCCGAAGCCGCTAGGGATCAGTTCACCGAGGATGAGAAGGCTATCCTCAGAAGCATGATTCAGGAGGCCATGACTCCGCTTGTGGCTCCTCTACGGGAGGAGATGGTGAAGTGGGGGAATGCCTTCATCGGGTCTCACGCGAAGGGCGAGGAAGAAGTTCAGCCTGGCCTTCGTATCGCCAGATTCGCCAAGTCAGTCATTGGGGCCCGGCTTGACCTCAAGAC